GACAAGGTAGGCATGTGCGTTGACGAGAAGGAGGAAATCCTAAACGACTGGCTGCTGCGGCAAGGCAGGCAGCTATGGATTAGGCGGCAGGAGGGAGAGCTATGGAGCCCACCAGCATGAAGATCACACACGTCGTTACCTACCCAAAGCAAGCCAGAGCGCTGGCAAGAATGGCGCTACTATGGATGAAGCAGCATGGGCCGATACGCATCACGGTGGAAACACTAGATGAGCAAGAGAGTACCACGAACACGCAATGATGGTAAGTGGACGGAGAGTCGCTACTTTGGCTTTATCCGTAGCGCCCTCCGCTCCGCCTTCCAACGTTGGGGACCGAAGCACAGCGCCAAGCAAGCCGCTAAGGTAGCATACAACACCTACGTATGCGCACACTGCGACGGCTGGTTTGGAGCAAGGCAGGTGGAAGTGGATCATATTGTACAGTGCGGGTCGTTACGTACCTTTGACGACCTCCCCGGCTTCGTAGAGAGGATGTTCTGTGAAGCTGACGGATTTCAAGTGCTGTGTAAAGACTGCCACCAAGCAAAGACTAACGCAGAGCGTGACGAAAAGAGGAGTAAATAGCATGGCACGTGTAGGCATTATCGGAGACACACACCTACCGTACGAACTAGACGGCTACTTAGAGTTCTGTCAGGAGCAGTTTGAAGCCTGGAACGTAGACACTGTGGTACACATCGGGGACTTCATCGACAACCACAGCCTCAGCTTCCATGACAGCGAGCCGCTGCTGCACAACGTACACGGGGAGTATGAGTCTGCGCTAGATCGGGCTAAGCGTTGGTACAATGCGTTCCCTAACGCAACGCTAATACTCGGCAACCACGACCGCATCCCTGCACGGCAGCTACGCAAGCTGGGCATGGAGCCTGACATCTTCATGAAACCAATTGAAGAGCTGCTTGAGATGCCAGCAGGTTGGAAGGTTGAAGAGCAAGTCGAGATTGATGGCGTGCTGTACCATCACGGTGAAACCGCTAACGGCGTGAACGGCTTCCGTAACGACGCCAAGCAGCGTATGCAATGCACCGTATCAGGACACAACCACAGCAACCTTGGCGTGAGCTACACGGCCAGCGACAGGGAGCTGGTATGGGGCATGGCGGTAGGCTGCGGCGTTAACCAGAAGCACCTTGCGTTCGCTTACGGGCGCCACTTCAAGCTAAAGCCAATCATCGGCTGCGGGGTGGTCATTGACGGCACGCCTTACGCTGAGCCTATGGACCTTGGCTCTAAAATTCGGAGGGTTTGATGTGCCGCTGCAAGACGATCCGTTAATTGAAGCCGTGATGAAACACTGTGACCCGTGGGAGGTTGTCGATCTATGCGACATTGACACATACGATTTAGTAGACCTACTGCGTAGCCACATCCTTGACAACCGAGAACGCTTTGAGAAACACTTAGAGCTGTTCGACGACTGGAACGACTAACATGCCAAAGGTAATCGAAGGGGGTTTCGGGAAGAAGGAAAATCGCATTACGGTGCGTGACATGCTGTTCAAGCTACGCGAAGCGCTTGGGGACTTTGAAGAAAAGAACCCAGAGGTAGCCGTAGAGGCTGCTTGCGTCATCTTCATTGAAGACCGGGAGTTTGTGCTAGCCTCTAACGGCCTACACCCCGACACCGTTAATATGCTACTCGACTTGGGCAAGTACAACCTACTGACTGGAGCTATGGGACATGCAGAAGAAGATTACGAAGGCCCAATCCACTAAAGCTATTGAGCGGCAAGAAGGCGGATTTCACTATCAACTACCAATTCAGCCAGTTGAATACATTTACAAGAACAAGCTGGGCTACATGGAAGGTAACGTCATCAAGTACGTTACGCGCCATGAAAGCAAAAACGGGGCTGAAGACCTGCGTAAAGCTATTCACTACTTGGAGATGCTGATTGAGTGGAGGTATGGGGTGTGAGCCGTGATGGTAAAAACACTGCGGCCCACGCCGTGATGGACTACTTGTGGCGCGTAGGGCACGCGCTGTCGGTACTAGCTAACGTAGTGTTCTTCAACGGTCAGCCAACCGAGTCGATGTCGGCGCGCTGCCACCGTGAGGGGCCTGACCTACTAGAGGAGGCCATTGACGACCTCTTCTGGTTCGACCCAAACCACTGCTACAACAGCCACATCAATGAACGCGTATGGGCCAGGGAGATACTGAAGTGAAACTAGACACGCTTACCTTTGCAGAACTTGAGCAGCTAGTCGCTGACTGGCACGACGCACGCGACCTAATCGACGGCAGCACTGACGCTGCACAGATGCACAAGCTGCTAGAAGAGGTGAACGAGTTAGATCAAGACGTGCATGACGGCTTTGATCTTCGGGACGAGATGGGGGACGTGCTTGTTGTGTTGATTAACATTGCGACGCGCAACGGTTTTACGCTACGCCAAGCGCTGGAGGTTAGCTACAAGAAGATTAAAGACCGCAAGGGTAAGATGCGTAACGGCATCTTCGTGAAAGAGGAGGACTTATAGGAAGCAATGCGCCCGCCGAGTGGCTGCTCAGCGGGCGCTACGCTTTAGTCAATGTTATCGAAGAAGTTAGACCATTGTTTATAGAAGGGACTTTCAGCAACAATATCAGCCACTTCCTCAACGTCACCTTTAGCGATTGCTTTCATAACGCCACCAGCAACGTCGCCGTAAAGGCCAAGGGGCGGCAGCAAGCCGTTAGCTAAAATCTGAGCAAGGTCTCCACGCTCCCATAATGAGCGCTCGTACTGCGAGCCAGCGCTTACGCTATTAAGACTAAGCGGTCCTAGCACAGAATCTGCTAAAGAATAGATTACCTCTTCTTCAGTAGGCTCGTAGTCTTCCTTAAACATAGACCTACGGCCTACGTTAAGTCCTGTATAGGCTGCGCCAGGAAGCGCTAAATACAACGTAGCTTCCTTAGCAGCTCCCGCTTTGTCCCCAGCCCTAAACTTCTTAGCAATACGGTCAGACAGTAGTGCGTTGTGCTTAATAGCAAACCCACGCATCATCCACATGGGCCGCAAGTTAGGTCTTTGAAGCCACTCCATAGGACGACCGCCAGCAGAGATAAGCTGCTGCTGTCCAAGCCCGGCCGTTAAAATCTGATCATATAGCTTAAGCTCTTTTGCGTTCATCTTGCGAACGTCACCGTTCGTGCGCTTAAGCGCTCCTTCAAGACGCGCTAAGTCAGCAGGCTCAAGATAACCAGCCCACCGCTCTCGCAGCGTCCCACGACGTGCACGGTTAAGCGTATCTTGTGCAACCATACGCACAACACCATGCTTAGCTAGAGCGTCTAGCTGCTTAAAACCGAAGTTCATGGTAACGTCGCGGAATACGTTTGCAGCCATTTCCAAACGCTCTGCGGTAGTTGCTTTGGCGCCTTCTTTACGCACACGTTGAAACCACTCGCCTACGTTTTGTTGCGTAAGGCCAAGACGCTCTAGACTTGCAGCGCTTTTCAAACGCGGATTAAACAGCCCAAGAGAAGACTTAACGCCGTTATTCCACATAGCAACGGAAAGATCGTGCATGTTTAGAATGGCCGTCATGGGACCGGAAAGTACAGAGTATCCGCTGCTTTGTAACGCACGCCAGCCCGCATCGGCTGCTCTGTTCTGCCCTTTCAGTAGCGTGACGGCAGCATTGCGCAACGCGCGAGCGCTTTTTTCACCAAGACCACGCTGCCTAGCATTTCTTTCAAGCTCGCTCATAACGCCATCTGCGCCCGTGTTAACATTGGGAAGACCAAACGCGTCTTTCATGGCTAAAACACGGTTGTTATTAAAAATACGATTAGCGTTCGTAACAAAAGGATTTGCGTATTCTCTGACGTTTACTTTGGCGCCTTCTTTGATAATACCGCGAGTGCGTTCTTTAGTTGCTGCATCAACTGCTAAGTTATACGGGTCATCCTCAAAGCTAAGAACGTCTTTTTCGTTTAGCTTGTTAATAGGTTCTATTCTTGCAGACTTGTCAAAACCGCGTACCTTTTGAGTATGCAGAAACCAGTCTTCTGCTGGCTCTCCAAACATGTCCATTTGAGACAGCGCGCCGCCTCCACGATATTCACCTGCGTCTACGTTCCATACATTATTGCTTTTAGCAGACCAATCCATGTACTTATTAAAAGCATCTACGCTGCTGTCAAAACGTAAAGCACGATTACGAAGACGCTTATCAATCTTTTGTTCAATGTAATCTTCAATAGCTTTTTTGCTTTCAGCGCCACGGGAAAAATCAAGCATCATACCAGCAAACGTATCGTCCGTATCAAACAGGTTAGAAACGCGACGCATTGCTTTTGTTTCAACAAACTTTTGTGAGTCAAGAGTGTTCTGTCGCATTGCCGTTTCGTCAGCGACCTGTAGTTTAGCTCCTGCTTCTGGACTAATCTTTTGACGCACAGAATCAGTGAGTCCCATGCCCCAGTTGTTTACAAAGTTAAACTGTTCTTTGTTATCAACAAATGGAGACTGCTTAACGCGCTCCGTAACCTGCCGATCAAAAGCTACCAGCGCTTCCGTTGCGTCTTCGGGCAGCACAGGGCTTTTAATCCGAGCCATAGACAGCGGCTCTAAATCGCTGACCATACCGGCAGCTCGGCGTGCCGTATCAGTAGCTGCACGCGCCCCAGCAACCACTCCTTTACCAAGCCCGGGCGCTACTCCAACAAGATCAAGAACATTTAACCCCGCCATTACGTCTTCAGTTAAAGTGGTTGGCTGTCCTGTTCCTGTTTTTTGCAGACTTGTTCCAATATCCCGAAGAGGAAACACTCTCCCTAATGCTTGCTGTAAAACGTCCATTTCGCTTGGACGATCTTCAAGCAAATAGTCGCCAATGGTAGCAAGCACGCCACTCTCTAGCGGCTTGATAGACGGCGCTGCTCTACTAGCTAGCCGATTAAAAGTTTCTTCCGCCGTAGCTACAGCGCTAGGCAGCGGCGCAGGGGCTTCCGGCTCTGCCGGCGCAGTAGGTTTTTCACCGACATGTGCAAGAACGCGGTCAATGGCTTCTTGCTGCGTGTCGGTAGTTACTTTATAAACCTTGCCGTTTTTCTTTATGCGATACTCTGGCACAATTAGTCCTCGCCAATGCGGTCCGTAACATACCTAGGAGCAAATAAATCGGTAAAAACTTCTACGCCGGTTTCTGCCAGATCAAGAGCTTTTTGAAAGTTTCCGCGTTCATCTTTTTTAAAAGCGTTTAAATCAAAGACTTGAAACTCAGGCGGAACGGCTACGCCTTGCTTAGGCTCTTCGCCAGCCTGTAGCGCATCTAAATCAACTACTCCATCGTCATCAGCACGCGGAGCTGTTGCAAAATGGCGATTAAGAGCTTGCTGACGTAGATAGTTCTTAACGTCTTCGTAAGTAAGCGTGTATCCTTGATTCTCTAAATCAGTTTTAACAGCTTCAATTTCTTTATTGTCAAAGTCCTGTATAGTTGCTATTTTCCGTGCTTCTTCAATAAAAGCAACTTGCTCTTGTCGCTTTGCTTTTGCTTCATCATCGGCTTTCTTGAGAAGAGCGCTAGTTACATCTTTTTCTAAGTCATTGCGTCGGCGCCGCAGAGCCTCACGAGCAGCTTGCGGAATAATAGATTTTCCGTTTGCGGCAGCTTCGTTTGCTGCTTTAATGTCAGAATCTAAACGCTGCGCCATGCCGTTTAGCAGATTGCGAACAGGCTCTTCAAGATCAGCAATGCTTGGAATAACAAGCTTACCTTCCTGCTCTACCATTTCAAACGAAGGCGGAAGCACTACGCTAAGATTGCGCTCTTCTTCAGCACGTTTTTGCTGACGAGTAATACGATCAACCACTTGTTTATGTGCAGCAGCGGCTTGCTCAGAAACCTTTGGCGGCGCGTTCTTAAGAATAACATCTGCTTGCTCGATACTATCCACAGCATTAAACGCAGCGCGCATACCAGCTTCTAAGTTGTCTAAACGAAGCGCTTCTACCGTTGCTGCTTCCGTTGCTGCTGCTGCTTTTGTTTGACGCTCATTAGTCTCAATAGCAGCCGCTTGCGGAAGCAGTGACGTTCCTTGAGTCTGTCCAACCGCTTCAAGATTAGCACGTGCCGTAGCAATGGCGTTTGTATCACCAGAAGCAACAGCATTACGGAAAGCGTTAAGAGCTTTCACGCGCTCTTGCCCTTCAGCAAGCTTACGTTGTTTTTCCGCCTCAGCCCTATTACGCTCTTCCAGAGCTAGCGCTTGGCTAGTAAACAGCCGCGCTTGTTCCGTGTCACCAATACGCCCCTGAAACGCTGCTTGGCGCTGCAAAGACTCAACACTGTTAGGGTCGAGTTGGGGGCGGAACGAAGTCATGATGGGCTGCATAAGCCCCTGACCTGCCTGCCCCATGCTTCCAAGCGTTCCGCCAATCTGCGACAACATTCCGCCTAAGTTGGCGCTTGCATCAATACCTGCCATGATGTCGCTCCTTAGCCTACCTTACCGAAAATTAAGTCCATCAGCGTAGCGTCTTCTGGAATGTTTCCGCCAGCGCCAATGCTGCCAATGGCCGTCATGCCCGCGCCAAACAGATTACCGAACAGTTCGCTAGCTGCTTTCTCGGCATTGATCTGTGCTTGAATACCGCCAAGGCCAAGCTGTGCGCCATAACCTGCACCGGTAAGCTGCCCAGTCTGCGCCATGTTAGCTGCTTGCTGACCAATCTGCAAAGCGTTAAGCTGCTGCTGTAGGGGCGTGAATGCCGTCTGGTAACCTTGTAGCCCAAGCTGCCCAGCAATGTTTCCAATGTTGGCTTGATTCAGTGCTTCTTGCTGCGCTTGCTGCATAGCTTGGAACGATGCCATATTAGCAGCTTCGGCGCGTGCGCGGGCCATAGCAGCATCCTCAGCAGTCCCACCAAACTGTGAGCCCCGTACACCACCACGCCCCATAGCAAACTCACGCGCTTGCTGTGCAGCCTGTGCGCGGTCTAACGCTGGGTTCTGCATAGCCATAGCGCGATTAAAGATTTCTTGTTCACGCGCAGCGGTGTCGCCAAGGGATTGCCCAAGGGCCGTCTGAGCCTGCCCATACATCCCCATACCGCTGCTTAGCATACCCTGCTGTGGCCCTACGCCTACGTTTAAGCTACCCGTAGGATCAATCGTAGAGCGTCCTAGGCCAGTCTGTACGCCATAACCACGAAATCCAGTTTGGTCTTGAAGCTGCTGTCCAAGCTGGCGCATCTGCTCAGCGCCCTGCGCACCGGTTTTGCGAATGTCTTCCGACAGCGCATAACCAGCAGCAGCACTGCCAGCACCTGCTAGCAAATCAAAAAGACTCATTTAGATAATCCTCCCGATGAGGGTCTGTACGTTAATCTCTTGTAGGCTGCACGTGTTACCGTTGATGTCTGTGCGAAACCCAATAATAACTGCTTCACCGCTGCCTTTAGCGTTAACACGATAGCGCTTAATAGTCGTTAAGCCTGGGCCGTATTCGTCTGTCTGGTTGTAGTACGCTACGTTGTACAACGCAGGCGCTTGGGCCGTAACGGTCAGCACTTTGTTGTAATCAAGGCGACCACTATAACCCCACCCTGCGTACGCCTGCGCATCCGTTAAGGTAGACACAACCGTGTAGTCAATCTGCTTCACAAACTTAGTGTTAGCCGGTTGCCCAAACGTAAACGAATTAGACTCATACTTAAACTCAAACGGCTCGTTGTTATAGTTAGAGCCCGCAGCGTATAACAACAACCCATAATCGCTAGCAGAACTTGCTAGCAATACGTACGCTTCGCCATCTGTTTCATAATACAGCGCTCTGTTCCAAACCGTGTTGGTCCAGCGCGTTACCTTATTGCCTCCCGTAACGCTAGGCGCTCGCATTTCAATAGCATAAGCTTGCAAGTCGTCGCTAAAGTTAACAACAGTTAGGTTTTCATCAGGCCAATAAGAAAGCGAAATGCTCTTCTTGTCGTTAGTGCTAGAGATAACGTCACTGATTTCGCGGCGGATGTTAGCCGTTAAGTCCCCAAGCGGTGCAGACTTCTCTTGAATCGTACGACCCAGTGAGCGTACACCAGAGTCGTCAACAAACAGTACATCAGAGCCAATGTTAGCTACAGCGTCGCGGTTAACACAACCGATGTTAGTGATCGTATCGACCAGCGTAATGCCATCAGCGGCAGCAGGATCACCCGTAGCGGCGTTGTTATACACAAGGATAGACTGACGTCCAAAGACAAACAAAGCGCCGTTGTGTGCTACAAGGCTAACAATGCGATCCGTACCGCTAGGCCAATACTCATTGACGTTAAGCAAACCGCCAGTGTTCTGCGGGTCTGCTGGCGACGTACGCCCATCGTACCATTGCGTAGGAATAAGCAAGTCGCTGTAGTAAATCGTTTGGTAGTCGCCGTCTACGCCACTAACCCACAAGCGGCCATACGCAGCAGTCGCTACGTCACCGTTAATAGTTGCCGCAATGGTGCCGCTGTTGTCTTGAGGCTTAATGTAATCAACGTCGTTGGTGCCAGTAAAAAGCTTACTAATCGTAGTGCCGTCAAACTCTAAGCACTCATTGCCTTCACTGAAGATATAAATCTTATCGTTAAAGCCTACAATCTGTGCATCGTGTAGTTTCGTAGCATCTGCAAGAGTCGGATAGCTAATCTCATCTAGCGTATTGACACCGCCAGAGCTAGTGAGCTTACAGATAAAGTCATCATCTTGAATCAGCGAACCGGAGCTGTTGTATTGGTCAACAGTAACAGTAGCTAATACGTACACAGTACCGTTAATGTTACCTTGGCCAATGCGTTTGGTTATGATTTTAGTTTCCGCTACGCCTA